AAAAAATATATAGGAGGAAAATAAAATGGCGGCAGGAAAAGGTAGTAGCTTTTTATTAAAAGAAAATAGCACAGGAACACCAGCAACAGTTGGTGGTCTTAGAAGTACATCAATGACAATTAATGGCGAAACAGTAGACATAACAACTAAAGATTCAAATGCCTTTATTTCAAGTGGAAATGATAAAGCAAGAGATTTATTACAAGGTGGTGGTGTAAGAAGTATGTCAATTTCAGCAAGTGGAGTATTTACAGATTCATCAACAGAAAACTTAGTTAGAGGTTTTGCTTTTGATGGAGCAATACAAAACTATGATTTAATTTTTTCAGATGGTTCTAAAATATCAGGTGCTTTCTTAATAACAAGTTATGAAAGAGCAGGTGAATTTAATGGTGAAGAAACTTATTCACTTACATTAGAGTCATCAAATACTATAACTTACACTAATGCGTAATTATGGATTATAAGTGGACAAATGGTTGGCAAGTGATAAACTTTACAATAAATGACAATCAATATCATGGTTTTATAAAAGTAACCAAAAAAGGTGAAATTACAATAGAATGTAGAAAAGATGTTGATTGTCGTCCACTTGATAAAATAATCGTAGACTCACATCAAAATCTCATAGTGCAAAAAATTCTAATAACTACAAGTAGAGCAGAACTTCATTGTATCAAAGATACTGGAGAACTTAAAAAATCAATACATACAAAGAAAAAACTAAAAAAAGCACTAGGAGATGATAATGAACCAATACAAGGGTGATGTAAAAGGTGAACTAGGTGGAGAAGAAAGAACATTTAGATTAACCTTTGAATCAATAGTAAAAATAGAAAATAAGCTAAATAAATCTATTGTGCAAATGGCACAGGATATGTCACAAGCAAAATATACTTTTCAAGATATTTTAATAATATTACATGAAGGACTTTTAGGTACAGGTAAAAAAATACTTCAAGAGTCAGTTGGTGATTGGATTATGAAGTCAGGTATTGTTAAAGCATCTGAAACAGCTGGAATTGTTTTAGCTTCTGCATTTACTGGAGAAAATAAGGAAAATGACGACCCTTTAGTGAAAGCGGAGAGCACTCAGAAAACTACCCAATCCAACAATACCTAGAAATAGGATTGGGTGTTCTTCGCATGACACCAGCTACATTTTGGGCTTTATCACCTAGAGAATTTATGTCTGCGTTAAATGGATATTTATTAACAAAAGGTGGCAAAAGGAATAGTCCTGTGTTAAAAGACGAAATGAATGAATTAATGAGGAGATACCCAGATTAATGGCTAATTTAACAACTATAAAAGTAAGTATTCAAGCTAATGCTAAGAATTTTAAAAAGAATGTTGATGATTCTAAAAAGGCACTTGATAAATTAAATAAAACTACATCTAAAGTAGCACCCTTACAAACAAAAGTAAGTAAAGGTTTTCAAAACCTAGCCGGTTCTATTGCGGCAGTACAAGGTCCACTCGGTCCAGTAGCAGGAAGAATATCATCTATAGGTGCAATCATTGGTAGAATAAACCCATTGTTTATTGTTGCAACTGCTGCATTTATAGCTTTTGGTTTAGCACTTAAAAAAACTATTTCAGCAGGAACAGCGGCACAAACACAATTATTAAAATTAGATGCAATATTAAAAGCAACTGGAGATTCAGCTAAATTAACAAGTCAAGAAATACAACAACTAGCAGTTGATATCGGAAGAGATACTTTAGCAAGTGTACAAGGAGTAAGAGATGCGGCAGGAGTTTTACTTACATTTAGAAGTATAACTGGTGATACATTTAGAGAGGCATTAAGACTTTCACAAGATTTAGCGGCAGTTGGTTTTGGAAGTATAAAGACAGCTTCATTACAATTAGGTAAAGCCTTAGAAGAACCTGAAATAGGTTTATCTGCTTTAAGACGAGTAGGTGTTAGTTTTACAGAAGAACAAAAAGAATTAATTAAAGTTTTATCTTTAACTGGTGAAACTGCAAAGGCACAAGCATTAATACTTAAAGCACTTAAAGAACAAGTTGGTGGTGCTGGTGAAGGTGCGGCAGGTGGTTTAGCTGGTGCAATAGATACTCTAGGAGAAAACTTTACTTTATTTTTTGAGAGATCAAGAACTGGTAGAAAAATTATTATACAATTAACAAGGGCATTTACTGCTTTAGCAAATGTACTTGGTGAACAAATTGTACCTTTTAGAGAACTACCTGAAGATTTAGAGGAATTAGATAAACTTTTATTTGATAATATTGATAAGATTCAAAAACTTTCAGATGAATTAAGAGAAGCTATAAAAAATAAAAGTAAATTTTTTGACTCTGGTGAAGCAAAGAAAAACAGAGCAGAATTATTATTCAATATACAAATATTAAATGAAGAAAATGCTTCAATTAGAAAAAAAGTAGAAATATTAAAAAAAGAAAATGATGAGAAAGAAAAGGCAAGAAAGATAGATAAAACCATTGACGAAACTAATGCAAAATTAGCAAGAGGTACAAAGAGAAGAATAGAAGATTTAAGAATAAAAGAAAAAGATAAACTTTTAACACAAGAATTAAGAAAGTTAGAAGATGCATTAATTTCTAAATTAGGTGAAGGACCAATTGCAAGAGCTAAAATTATTGCAATTATAGATGAAGAAAAAAAGAAAAGACAAGAACTTACAGAATTACAAAGACAAGAAATAGAAGCATTAGAAAGAGTAAAATCAATATCAACAGGTATTGGTAAATCTTTTGAAGATGCTGGTAGAAAAATTACAGATGCCTTTATTGAGGGTAAATCAGGTGCTTTAGATTTTAAAGCAATATTAAGAGAATTATTAATTGATATACAAAAAACAGTAATACAAGTTATATTTTTAGATAGATTGAAAAAATCAATAACTGGTGTAATATCAAATGTTCTAGGAGGTGCTGTACCATCTGCAACACCTGCAAATACATTTGATTTAGATCAAGCTGGTAGAATTAGAGGTGGTATTGCTACAGGTGGTTCTGTACAAGCAAATAATCCAAGAATTGTTGGTGAAAGAGGTCCAGAATTATTTGTTCCAAGAACTGCTGGTGTTGTAACACCAAGTAGCTTAACACCAGGCAAAATGGGTGGTGGACAACCAATAGTCATAAATCAAAACTTAAATTTTGCTTTAGGTGTAACAAATACAGTTAGAGCAGAAGTTGCTAATTTATTACCAAGTATACAACAATCAACTTTATCTGCTGTGGCAGATGCAAAATTAAGAGGTGGTAAATTTGCAAAAGCATTCGGAGGATAATTATGGCAGTTTTTACACCATCATACCCATTAACTTTTCCAACAGTTTCAGGAATTACAACACAAAGATTTTCTTTGGTTAGAAATGTAGCAGTATCAACTTCACCATTTACAGGTCAAGATCAAGTATTTCAACATGAAGGTGAATTTTGGTCAACACAAATTTCATTTCCACCAATGTTAAAAGATAAGGCGGCAACAGTTATTGCTTTTCTTTTACAGCTTAGAGGTAGACGAGGTACTTTTAAATTAGGTGATCAAGATAGAAAAACAATACAAGGCGTTGCTACAGGCACTATTAGAGTTAATGGAGCAAGTCAAACAGGAAATCAAGTAGCATTAGATGGATTTGCTAATAGTACAAGTAATGTTTTTAAAGCTGGTGATTATATACAAATAAATTCTTATCTTTACATGGTCACAGAAGATGTAACAAGTAATGGTTCTGGAGAAGCAAATGTAAAAATAGAACCAGCATTAAGACAAGGTATAGAAACTATTGCTGATGATGCAACAGTTATATATTCAAATACTACAACATTAATGAGATTAGATAGTAATGTAACAAGTTGGAATACTGATCAAGTTTCTAAATACGGCATATCTCTATCTGCAACAGAGGCATTATAATGAGTAAATTTAAAGTAAGTGAGAACACAAATGTACAGCTTCCATTAAGAAACTTAATTAGTATCGTTATAGCAGTAGCAGTTGGTGTGTGGGCATATTTTGGTATTGTAGAAACATTAAATGTACACTCTACAAAACTAAAACTTATGGAAAGTGATTTAGAAAAAAATACAGAATTTAGAATAAAGTGGCCAAGAGGTGAAATGGGTAGTTTACCAGCAGATGCAGAACAATTTTTATTAATAGAGGATAGCATTGTAGAAATAGAAAAATTAGTTACTAGAGTTGATGATATGATGAACAATAAAGTAAATATAGAAAGACTAATTAAAGATGTAGATAAACTTACAGAACAATTAGAAATTTTAAAAGATAAAGTAAGAGATAATGGGAGTTATAAACAATGACAGAGGTAGTAGTAGCTTTGATAATGATGTTAAATGGAAATATGATTGAGCATACTTTTAAAGAAAAGATGAGTGACTGTTTGCGTTCAAAGAGAATTGCTGAAAGGCAAGTACGACCTGAAAGGGTACAATTTTCTTGTAAAAAAGTAAAAGCAACAACAGAGATTTATCAAGGAAGAAAAAAAATATTAAAAATACATGAATAAAAAAGATGAATTATTATACATATTTATTTTAATTTTACTATTAATTTATATAGGAGTAAATTATGGCACGATCAATAACAACTGCATTTAAAAATTCTATTAAGGCACAGGTAGTTCAACCTTTTTTTGCTGTTCAGTTAGAATTTAGTACAGGAACATTATATTTCTGGACTGGTTATGGTAATATAACTATGACTGCTGGAGGTTCATCTAATACTTTTACAGGTTTAGGAGATTTATTAAATATAAGTGCTATTGGAGAAAGTGACCAATTAGAAGCTATTGGTGCACAAGTTCAAGTAACAGGTATAAAATCTTCTATTATCTCTGCCGCACTTGGTGCAAATTATACAAATAGAAATGCCGCTATTTATTTTGGTACATTCGATTCAAGTAAAAATGTAATAGCAGATGTTTATACATTATTTAAAGGTAAAATGGATATAATGAAAATAGATGAACAAGCAGAAACTTCAACTATTACAATAAATTTAGAAAATAGATTAATAGCCTTTGATAGACCTAAAGAAAGAAGATTTACAAATGAAGATCAGTTACAAAGATTTACAGGTGACAAGGGTTTAGAGTTTGTACCAGATTTACAAGATAAAGAAATAGTATGGGGTCAATCAACTAACTAATGAAATTGGAGGGTTGGGAAACTAATCTAAATAAATATTTAGAAGAAGAAAAAAATAAAAAATATGAATTAGGTAAAAATGATTGTTGGTTGTTCATAATTAAAGGTATAAAAATTATGACAGGTAAAGAAATATTTAAAGAAAGTTATAAAAATCATTTTGATGCAAAAAAAATATTTATTAAAAATAAATGTAAAAACTC